AACATTAAAAAGAACCGTTAAATGATTAAGAATAAGATGAGTTTTGAGAATACTCGTATTTTTATATCTTTTCAATAATCTTTTTACATACTTAATTCGCTTCAAATCGTCCTCAAAGTCTTCTTTGGTAACTGCTTGAGGATTATTATAGAATTTTATCGCAAATAACAAATAGTTATTTTCATTCAACTCATCAAATCTCATATATTATTACTTTTGTCCAGGGAATTTAGGGACATTACCTGTCTGAATACCAGACATAGCAACTAGAGTTTCCATCTTAACTCTAAGATTTCCATGATTATCAGTATAAGTCATAATACCAACCCATCCAGCGTGTGGAACTTCGTATTGAGTTCCTTCTGCTGCTGCAGCTCCAGAAGTAGAAATACCATAGATAAAAGTATCAGCGTTAGTTCTAGTTCTGCTGTAATGACTATCCGCTGGTGCATAAACTGGAGATTCAGCAACTGTGAATGATGTGGAAGCAATTGATGCTCCACTCAATCCAGAAGTTGATCCGATTGTAAGTTGGGATGTGCTTGCAATTCCGACGATTACGGCATCACCGTAATAAGTTCCAAGTCTGCTTCCAAATCTAATTATATCTCCAGTTTTTGCTGCACCAGCGTTACCAAAACTGGTTCCTGCACCAGTAACGACAAGAGTGGAGTAGTTTAAAGAAACTGTGCCACCAGCAAAAACGTTATCTTTATCGCCCCAGAGAGACATGTGCTTTACCTTCTAAATCTTTTTTCTAACAATATTTATAAAAAAAGGAGACTAGAATATTCCAGTCTCCAAATATAATACTAAATTTTATACTCAGGGAGTTGGGTCTACGCCACCCTTTTTCTTAGAGAATTCTCTAAGTTGTAGAATAACAAATGAAATAAATCCATTTGACTTAAATGCAGGAACTGCTCCTAGAATTTCAGAAATAACAAGTAGAATAGTTGCTACTGCTGCTTCATTAGCAAGAAGCCAAGCCCAAAGTGCTGCTGCGGACATAATTTACCTCCGATAGGTATGCTGTAACTATTTAGGATTATTGTCTTCTTGAAGAATGGGGTGAATTAACGCCCCAAGCTTCTTCTTAATTTTGCTTTAGCTCTCTCTGCTGCTTCATCCCCCCTTCTTTTTTCTTCTGCTTCTTGTTCAGGAGTAGGAGATCCCATATAACGATTTCTTCCATCGTTTTTATCTGCTCTACCAAGACTTCTGAACTCTCCCCCCCTTCTACCTTCATCAACCATATCACCTTCTGGTTCATAAGAATTCTTCCACATATCCATTCTACCTTTACTACCCTCAAGACTTTGCGTTACAGTTGGTCTTTTTGGTTGGGGTGCTGGTTTGCCTGCTGGTGCTGGAACAGGTTTTGGAACGGGAATGGATGATTTTGCAGGAACCACCGACCTTTCACCTTTTTCACCATATCGAACATTTACAATTTCCCCATTCTTAAGAGCTGGATAATTTTTACCTACAGTAACTTTACCACCCTTTCCACTTGGAACATTAGTTGTTTTAGGACCCCAAAACTCATCAATCTGCTCACCTCCCATTTCATTAGAAGCAGAAATTACAATTGGATTCTTTACTCCAAGTGCTGCTCTAATTCTATTTTTAATTAAATTCTTTTTAGCATAATCTCCTCTCTCATCTTCACCATTTTCATTTTTATCAGAAGAATCACACTTTGCTTCTTCTACTTTTTCTGGAAGACCTTCGTGCTTTGTTTTGGCAAAGTCACGAAGTTTTTTCTCACCCATCTTTGCCATTTTTTTGACTTCTTCACTAGCATCAGGCATATCTCCTCTCAGATAAGCAAGTGCCATTCCAGCAAGTTGTTGCTGATTTTGACTTACTGCTTTTTCTTGAAGCATTTTGATAAATTTCAATTGACCCGATGAAATCTCAGACTCAGTTATAACTGTATCATCATATTCATATCCTGCCATAATATTTTGATTTTGACCGTCACTAGGACCAACTTTAACAATATTTTTTCCCTTCATTACATCAATTTTTCCATCATCTTTTTTATTTTTTTTTACTTTCTTTACCTCACCAATAAATTCAACTTCTTCCTTACGAGTATCTTTACCATCAGGAACTCCACCAGTTTTACGCTGAATTGCGTTATGAACAGCTCCAGCGTGTTCTTTAGATCCAGATTCAATCTTACCATCACCGTCCCAATCTTTACCTGCCTTCGCTTTTGCAGTAATACTTCCACTCTTTCTTTCACCTTCATATGGTTGACCATAATCAGTCATTTCAACAGATTTGATGTTAGGATTTGTTCTCAAATCATTAATCTTTTCTCTGGTCGCATATCTTACATATGAACGACCATCTTTTCCAATTACTTCAACTTTATATTTTTTCTCTCCTTTAGCATTAGTAATAACTTCTTCTCTATAATAATTTAAAAGTTCTTCTTCGTTGACTACTTCATTTTTGTTTTCAACGAAAACTTTATAAAGAGCATTTGCAATTGAATCACTTGCAATCTCTTCAATTTGAAAATCTTCAGAAATTTTTTCTCCGAATAGTTTTTTCTTTACTGCCATTCTTTCTGTGTTTCCCATAGAACTATTTTGCATATATTGTGAAAAAGCTTGTTGTAGTGGAAGTTCTTCTCTACGTGCTCTGTAGCGAATATCATATACAGCCTGTTTTATACGGTCTTCAGGACTCTTCCCACCCTTCTCTTCTTTACCATCTTTACCACCTTCTTTACTGGCGTCCATATCCGCCTGTTTGAACTGTCTAGCTGGCAGTTCTTCAGCAATATGCTTTTTCATATAAGTCGTAAATTTAAATTCTTTTCTTATTTTTATTTATGAAATTTTTAATGCGGTCTATTTTCATAACATCCATAACATAATCACGATACCCATCAGTACCAACCAATGTATTTGGTTTTCCAGGAACTCTTTCCTTTCTCTTCATTTTCTTTTCAGTATATGCTTCGGTGACATCTTTAATCCAAGACTTAAACATAATATTATCTTCGGTCACACAAATCAAATAATTAGTACCTCTACGAATAATTCTTCCTGACAATCCAGTATTAATATTTTCAACAAGTTCACCAATCTTAAAAATATTTTCCTGAATATAATTTTCACGAAGAGTTTGAAAATCATACTTCGGAGCAATTTCCCATACCTTACATTCTTTGATATTCATAGAGGACCGTATGGTATTAAAGAGTTCCATAGCTTGGTCTCTTGGATACTCTTTAGGAAGTCCTTCTCTAAACTTACGAAAATCTCCTTCAGATGCAGCAAGTCTCATTCTTGATGCTGACATACCTTCTACACCTGAGGCATCAGGGTCTCTTTCTCCGGCAGATACAACTTCAATAGCATCAAATTGATACAATTGACCATTATAGTTATTAGAAAGTTTTTCAAACTCCTTAACTCTATCAGCACCACCAATAATTCTTACATTCGTATAACCATCATTATGTGCCTTCTTAAGAACATCAAAGATAGTTTTGGTGTTAGCATCATTTACAATTCTTTCACTATGAGCAGGGAACATTCCTCTCATATATGAAACTTTGGTATCTGGGTCAAGAGGATTTTTCTTTTTATCTTGACTTCTTGAGGGATAAATGAGATATTCGCCACCCTCATCCTGAGATGCTGCTTGTGCCGCAACATCCATTAGTTGTTGATGCCCGATAGTCGGAGGGTTGAAACGCCCAAAGGCAACGGTCAGGGTTCCTTTGGTCTTGGGCACTGGAGGAGGTCCAACAGGTGCTGGAGGTTGCTCTACAGGTGCCTGTTGAGGTGCTGCTGGTTCTTGCTGGACTGGTTCTTGCTCCACTGCTGGAGCGGGAGCCGCTGCTGGGTCGCTATATTCTGAAGATGGAATATTCTTTTCCTTTGCGGTTTGATTAGGGTCTCTTTGCCCAACTTTCTGCCTTTTATTGAAAAATTGAAGCTTTCCACCAACAGTTTTTGCTACAAATTCTCCCTGCTTATACCAACCACCGTGCCCATCACCCTCCAATCCAAGCTGCTTTGCTTGGTCTGCGGCGGCACTTCTTGCTTCACTAAGAAATTTGAGAAAAGATTTCATCTACTTAATTTTTTCCTATTAATAATTTCTGCCGAAATTTTTTCTTTATTTGCCAAAATATATGACAAAAGATTTTTTCTTGTCTGCATATATTTATTCTTTATATTTTGCGACTTCTCAGATTGTATTTTTACATCATAAGAGAAGTAAAAGTATTTTAGCAAGTCATCAAAATTTGAAAACTTTTTTAATCCAATTAAATCTATTATTTCTTTTTTCATTGGGTTATCAACATAGCCAGTCCACTTTGCTTTTCAACATAATTTCTTATTGCTTTCGGATTTCCACCAATACCTCTTTCCATTTTAAATCTAAATTGAATTAATGGATAAGATTGTTTACTTTTTTTGTTAATTGCATTTATAGTTACTGACGGTAATCCACTTTTTCCAATTCCATATGAACTACTTAAAGTATATTCAGATTTTGGTCCAATTAAATATGAGTTTAATTTTTTAAAATCATATCTATGAAATCCTTGAGGATTAATTTCTACAAGATATACATTAGTTTGTAAATATGTAGCAAAATTATCAAGAGTACTGATAAAGTGATTAATCCATGCACCATTTGTCAATTTTCTTTGCAATTCACCATTAGCCCAAGAATAAACCGCTCTCATAGTATTTGCAGCGACTTCCTCAGTTGTTCCTCTAACCGAAGAATTTGATGTATATAAATTTTGAAATGTAAGATTTGATGATGGTGTTGTGTTTAGAATTCTTCCCCAAAATCTATCAATAGTATCAAGTGACCACCCACCAACTTGAGCAAATTGATCTACAGCCTTCTTCAAAGATATTTGTGTTAATGATAAAGTTGTATCCCTCATATTACCAACAATTGGCACATTAAAACTACCATTTATTGACAGGTTAATATCAACTTTAGTTCCCGTTTGATTACTTATACCATCAGCAACTACCTGTATATAATCTTTTTTTCCATTTCTATACATCAATAATGCTGCTGTGTTAATTTCAGGAGAATTTGCATAACTAATGCATGGAGGTATTAAACTTTGCTCAAGTATAGAATATTCCTCCTTATCATTAGTCATAAGCATATCCATATTTGCTTGTGCAAGATTTATTGTAAGAGATACTTCATCATAAATCATTTTTTTCATTTTAGGATGTCTAGCATTTTCAGATTGAAATGTTCTTGATGCAGATGTACCACTTCTAGATGATTTCATTTGATTTAAAATTTTTTCAAAATCACTCTTATTGATTTTTCTATTCTTATTTACAAATCTTGCAGCAATTGCACACGCCATTACGCCTTCAGCAACATCACCTAAATTATATCTTGCCCTTCCAGATCCAGAGGTAACATTTATTTTTAAAATATCGCTTAAATTAATCAATCCCCTATTAGTGGGTATTTTTATACTTCTACCACTCTTCCATTGGCTAAGTCCTTCAATTACAGAATCATTAAAAACTGAATTATTTTTTAAAAACTGCCACTGCGGTTCTGATTCATTATAATCAATTATAACTTCAGATGAGTCTTTAGTAAGAAGAGGAATTTTATTTATAGATTTTTCCCTAAAAACATTCCAATATCCTCTACCGGGTTTTTGAAATTCACTTATACTGAGACTCATTTTTTTATTTGACAGTTATAAACTTATTTATTTTCAGACATAAAAAATCTCCATTTAAGGAGATTATAAGATTTATTAAAAATTAATTTTCTTCTAACGTAGATCCAATTTTACTATCAAATTCTTGAATTACTTTTCGTATATCATTAATTCTTTCTGAAGCAAACTCATAACTATATCCTTTCTGATGCTCAAAGAGAATTTGACGTACTGCTGCTGCAGAGCGAATATCCATTTTTACAGTTACGGATTTAGACATTAGATATCACCCTCTTCACGATTTTCGCTGTAATATACATCAAAGAATCCATCAGGATAACGCTTCATCAGTTTATCAATGTTTGTCTGAATCACTTCATCAAACGAAACTTCAAGAGCAATACATGCCTGGGCAACATACCACAGAGTATCGCCAAGTTCTTTAATCAGATGAGTACGAGTCTCATCATTCCAAGACTTACCTTGAAAGACCATCTTTTTTACAATCTCCATAAACTCACCACCCTCAGCATTGATGCCAACAGCAGCAGTCAAAAGACGTTCAATATTTGCACCTTTTTCATCTAACTGAACCATACGGTCAGATAGTGCAAGAAAATCTTTGGATGCATCGGAAGTTACGGCATCTACAAAGTTTTGATATTTGTCAAAATCAACTCGTTGTGTCATGAAAATTTAAATCCCTCAAATGATTTTTTTGGTTTACTATCTTCGTAATTATACTCCTCTTCTTGTCCGCTGTCAACTATATCCTTTTGTGCGGACTGCTCACAATCATAAAGTCTCATCTTTGCCCTGTCAATGCCAACAATAAAACGTTTGTAAATGGTTGGATCATTATAACGATTTTTTAACTGTTTTACCATAATTTGACCAAGTTCTTCAAGTTCTTCTGTACTAATAAGAGCAAACATAAAATCAGCTGTAGCAGGAAGACCGAAGGATTCTGAGGTATCTGTTAGTTCTGGATCAGAAGACCCAAAACCACCTCTGGTTGTTTGAGTAGCACTGACAATTGGAACATTAAACTCAACTGCCAATCCTCTAAGTTCTTCAGCAATCGCTTTAATATAAGAATAAGAGTTAATATTACTATTACCCTTATATCTTGAAGATGCACAGATATTCAAATAATCAATGAAAATGATATCGGGACTGAATGATTTCTTTAGGGCAAGTTCATTAAGAAGTGCCTTGAAATGTCCGCTATGAGCAGATGCAGTTGGATATTCTTTGATTATGAGAGAACCTTGGGTTTTTTTAGTAAGATTAGCAACTTTTGTTTCAAAGGTAGACTTTGGAAGATCGACCAAATCCTGAATGGGAACATTCAGAAGGTTTGCGTCAATTCGTTCAGCAATTTTCTCCTCTGCCATCTCCATTGTAATGTAGAGAACGTTCCGTCCTTGGAGCAAGACGGAGCTAGCCATATGGCACATGAATAGAGATTTCCCGACACCCGTACCAGCAAGAGCGATATTAAGAGTTTTGTTAGGGATACCACCTTTGGTAATTTTGTTGAAGTACTCAAGATCAAATTCAATTTTGTCCTCCTTTCTGTGATAAAATTCGTATCGTTCTTCATAATTTTGTAGATAATCGTGTCCAATATTATTATCAAAAGAAACTGCTAGAGCTTCAGAGAGAATGTGTGGAATAGAATCTCTTCCCTTATTACTATTCTGCCCATCAGCAATTTGAATTGATTCCATAAGTGCCAAATAAATGGCACGGTCCCTACACCATTTTTCTGTAGTTTCCAATAACCAAGTCTTCTCAACCGGAAAATCATCTAGATTGGAGATAATTTCCCCAATTGATTTTATTTCAGTTTCATTCAAATCCCTACGGTTATCAATTTCAATATTGAGTGCTTCAACAGTTATCAAAGACCCATAATTGACAATAAACTTAGTTGATTCTTCAAAGATTATCTTTTCAGATTTATCTTGAAAATATTCTGGCTGAATAAATGGAATTACTTTTCTAGCATACTCCTCATTAAATATTAGGTTTCTAATAATTGTCGTTTCAATTCGTTCCATTTATGGTAAAAGAAATTGCTTTACTCTGGGCATATCAAAAATAATTTGTGGTAACTGTTCTACTGGATATCTCTTAATGATAAATTTAGTATCTCCCGATGGACATATTTCATTTTCATAAAAATCATAGTTCTGCAGGAAATCCTTCATATCATCACTACTATAGTTGGTATGCTTCAAAAAATCAAGCTCTTGGTCATGATGACAAAATGATTCAGACTTAATTAATCTAGTATGATTATTTCCCATCCAACTAAAGTGCCATCCTAAATCACGCATCATTTCTGCGCCATCATATGCCCAAACAACTGGATATGGATTCATAATATTTGCCCTAATATAAGTGAGGCTAACATTTTCCATATGAGATTTTAAGCATACAAATAATGAATAGCACCATTCTCTAGGTGTTTCAGTATTTTTATAATAAACTCGCATATCCGCTCTACCTTCAAGTTGTACTAAGTCAACCTTAAAGATTTTGTCTCTATTATTCAGTGCCAGGTTTTTATATAATTCAATATATTCTGGATTAACAATCTCATCACAATCACCAACTATAAACAAAGTATCATCATCAAAATCATTTGTTTCTAAACATTTTGCTATAGCATCTCTTTGCGCCCTTTCTCTAGAAATATGAGTTTTTTCAATATTCCATATTCTTTCATAATCAGTAATCAAAGGTAAAGACTCATCAGACATATCAAGTTCAATGACTTCTATTTTGTCTTTAGGTAAATTTAACTCATCTATAGTTTTTTTTACACTATAATCTTTAACTACTCCACTATGAGTATAATTTCCATCTACAATTATAAATTTATCTACATAATCATTTAAAAGATTTATTCTAAGTTCCAGTATTTCTTTTTCATTAAAATACGGGAAACAATCTACAACATTACGTTTCATATTTTTACTTATAGTGGAAATAGGTACTCATAATATATTTCTCATTACTGATTGGAATGCAACCTTTATGAGGGTACATCCAAAGAGGAGGAAAAACTAATAATCTTCCCGTTTTTGGTTTAATGCTCAATCCAGTAAAAATAGTTTCTCCCCCCTCATCAACATCATTTAAGTAAAACATAAAAGATAAGTACCTTCTTGCAGATTCATAATCTTTAACATCTACATGAGAATCAAATAAATCATCACCATTGTTTCTATATTTTTTTATTCTAAATTGCTCAAATGCATGTTCTTTTGGAAAGCATCTACTATCTACATACTCGTAATACTTTTTTTTATGATCTAATACCCTTGAAATCACATAATTATGAATTTTTATAGAGTCTTCTGTTTGCTGATGATTTTCGGTAAAATTTAATTGAGAAAAAGAAGGTTTCTTTTCTATATCAATTTTTTCAACTTTATCAACATTGTCTTCATAAAATTTTATCAAATAATTGCAAATATCTGGAGAAAGAACATCATCATAAACTTGTATTAAATCATTAAGTTCAATTGCCATAGGAGAATTCACCCTTAGCAATCACATCAAGTTGCTCCATTACTTCTTCAGTAAAGTACTTCTCAGGATTCTTAAGAATTTCCTTGGCATAAATTTTCTTACCATCAATCTCATAACGACCCGCTACATTCTTCCAGAGTCCACCAAGTTCACCAAGTTCCAGAAGACCATAGTAACGATCAAGGCCGCGCTCATCATAATAAAGACGGACTTCCACATCTTGATTCTCCTTACTTAAACGTGATTTATGAGTCTTTGCCTTGATAATGTTTCCGATGACTTCTGTTCCATCTTTCTCTTTCTTCTTGCTGAGATAGATGATTGTAGAAGCAGCATACTTAAGACCACTACCACCACCCATTTCCTTTGTAGGAACATATGCACCAATAACGTCATAAGTATGATTAGTAACTAACATGGGAATTTTTGCTTGACCCAGTTTCAGAGTCAGCATACGGAAAGCACCTTTAATCAGTTGTGATTTGGTCATGTCCCGTACTTCTTTATCGTTCAGGGCATCATTAATCTCTTTACTGGTTGAGAGCATTCCTAGAGAGTCTAGCACAAACATACAAGGATTGCGCTCCCCTTCTGGTTTTTTCATATAAAGGTCAACTGCCTTGAGTGCCTTTCCACGAAACTCTTCTACAGTTACGACATTGACAACCACCAAGCGAGTTGTGTCAATTCCCCTACTCTCCAGAAGGGATTTTGTGATTGCTGCTTCAGTATCAAAATACAGACAATATCCATCAGGATTATTGTCAAGGAAATTTTTAACGACGGCGAGAGAGAAGAAAGTCTTGCCTGTAGAACTTTCGCCTGCGATTGCAGTAATCTTATTCCCAGATACCCCACCAAATATACTGCCGGATACAAGAGCATTAAAAATGTACGAACCCGTATCCACAAAAGTTTCAGTTTCATTAATCTCTGAAGCAAGTTGGGTGTATTCTCCACCAATTTCTTTTACGATGTCTTTAAGGAAGTCCATGTTTTACAATTTCTATTAAAATTAAATGACCATAATTTTGCATATAACTGCTTTTCATTAGATTTTTCAAGCAGTTTTAGAATTTTTTCAAATTCTTTTTCTGTTATAGGTAACTCCATTATGAGAAAAATGCATCTAAATTAATCGTTTTCTCCACTCTCCAACCAAAGGATTCTAAGATTGTTTTAAGTGGTTCTACGAAACTCTTTTCAAATTGTAGTTCATAATCAACATATTTGTCAAGATTAAGTTCTCTAGGAAAATCTTGAATGAAAGAGATTACATTTTCATGAATGGTATTTGGTTTTTTCAAATAAAGGAACTTAATTTTTTCACCATTATTAATCAGAGAGTACTTATTAGTAAGTGCATTCTCTTTAATATAATAATTGAAAAGAAGTGCTCCACGCACATGAATTGGAGTTCCTTTTTGATAAATTGATGATTGACACTGATACTTTCTAATATCAGATGCTGTTCTTGGGAATGCAACTTGCTCAGGAGGTAGTTGTTTGAATTTTGTTCTGCATTGCTCAATGTAATCAATTACATCATCCTCCTCACCATTCATCATAAGTTTAAGAGCATCCTTAATCATTTGGCGACATGGTGCAGGAGTAGATGATTTAACTGCCTCAATACCCATAATCTTGAGTTTAGGTTCTTCATAACGAACACCCTCACTATCCCAAACATTCAAAATGTAACGCTTTTTAGCAGTCCAAATTCCACGATCAGCAATATTCTCCCGCTTCATTTGCATCTTCTGCTCATAAGCATTTACATAGTCAGCCAATTCTTGGTAGCAACTTTCAATATACTTCTCAAGTTCCACCTTACAGACCTTATCAAGGAACGAAACAATGCCTTCAGTAGTTTTCTCTCTTCCCTTGAATATAGTTTGAACCAGAGGACCCATATTAAGATAAATGGAATCAGTGTCAGAAGCAATAACATAATCTACCTCACTAGTTTTTAGAACTTTATTAAGATATTGATTCATCTTATCTTCAATCCAACGAATTGCAACTTGACCACTTAGAGTAATTGCTTCAGCATTTGCAAGTTTATAATAACGGAAATACTGATTACCAATTGCACCATAAGCAGAGTTAAGTTGAATCTTTCTTGCCATTTGAATATTATTACATCTGGCAATTTCCTTTTCCAATTCTCTGGATTTTTTCTTTTCATATTCTTGCTTTGCAGCAAGCATTTTCTTCTTGTAGATAGTCCTTTCCTTATAGATTTTTTCCATCAATTCCGGAAGAAATCCACGAATGTCCTTTCGGAACATTGCACCATTTGCACATACAGCATAGTCACTGTACATTTCAAATGTCATTTCACGATTTAGAATCTTATCAACCGTTACTGTGGGATGCCTTTCCTCCATAAGAGTTTCGGGACTGATGTTATACATCATAATAAGATGCGGGTATAGTGAATTCAAGTCAAAATTAACTACCCAATCATACTTTCCCGGAACAGGTTCTTTTACATAAGCACCAGCATACTTCTCATTTTTCTCAGACCTATCCTTAGGTGGAATTACAATATTCCTTTTCTTAAGATAATTGTAGATAATAGTATCCCACATTCTAACCTGAGAAAATACATCGGCATAATTAACTTTCGCATCATATGCCATAGTGATTGCAAGTTCAATCAACTTCATTTTATCCTCAAGTTTATCAACGAGTTCTACGTCAATAATGTTATACTCTACAAATTTCTGCCAACCTTTGGTATAAAAATCTTTGAAAGTATCAAACTCAGAGTGGTCTAATTTTTTCTGATTTAATTCTACTTCAGCAATATAATCAAGACGATATGATTCCTGTGCCTTATAAGTAAATTTCTTATAGAGATTTAAATAATCAAGTTGAGTAATACCACCAACGTCATAAGATATATGCTTACGACCAGAAATATAAATCTCACTCTCAGTAACTAATCCCCAAGGTGAGATACGCTTCATCAACTTTTCACCAAGAACACGGTCAAGACGACGAACAAGATATGGGATGTCATATAGTTCAATATTCCACCCACTCACAACTTCTGGAGTATTCTCTTCAACCATCCACCAATTAATAAAGTCATTCAATAAGTCTCTTTCATTAGTAAAAGACTTATAGATTACATTCTGCTGCTTATTTTGAAATGGACCACGACCCCAAGTACGAATTTGCTTAGTCGTGTAGTCCTGAATTGTAATGAGCAAAATTTCTTCTGCAGCATTCGCTACATCAGGGAATCCATTTTCAGATGCAACCTCAATATCCAAAGTTGTAAGTTTAATTTTACTAATATCAAACTTAATTTCATCTTCTTTATAGATGTCTGAAATATATTGGTAAATATATCCAGTGTTTCCAAAGATTTTAAAGTTTTCTACGTTCTCATACTTTTTAACAAAATCACGACATTCTCTTACTGTTCCCGGTTTAATTGGTTCAACAGACTCACCATCTAGAGTTTCGTATTTAGTTTTTTTCTTTGACGGCACAAAAAGAGTCGGATAGAATTTCTCACGAGTCATGAAATGTCGTCCATTTTCATAACCACGAACAAGAAATTGATCTCCGACCATTTGAACGTTAGTATAAAATCTCATCAGGAAACTAAATCAAGATATAATTTGGTAATTTTTTCTGTAGGTTCAACGATTGTAAGAATACTATCAGAATGTATCATTATTTCAGTTTGATCTGTAAATGTTATCCACGGTTCCAAAAATGGAATATTAGATTCCCCAACTAACTTATATGGGTTTGTTAGTTTACAATCTGGTTCACCCAATTCAGAACCAACTTCAACTATTTCAGATACTAGGACAACATCATTCTTCAGTAAAAGACACTTCACTGCTATTTCCATTTGTTCCATTTACTTTCTCCATATAAAGATTTTTAAGACTTTCAAGCGGTTCAACAATAGCAATTACACTATCACTATAAACGGGAATTTTAGTATCTGTGGTAAGTTCAATCCACGGAGAAATTGAAACTGTAATTCCATCATCATTAATATCAACCTCATCTTGTGATGATAATGTGATGGGTTCCACCATACTTACCTTTAATGGATTTTCAAACAAATATCCACAAAGTTTCTCATCAGAAATAAGTTCTTTTGCATCAGTTATTAACTTTTCTCCAGTCTTTAATAAAACTAGTTTAATTGACATTGCTATAATTCCTCTCAAGTCATTCTACCAAAAAAATGAAGCGGTGTCAAGGCACCTCCTCAAAATTTATCGAATTCGCTCATAAGCATTCTATCATAAAAAGAGGGGGGATTACTGGATTTTGCCAGTTCCCCCCTTTGCGGCAACGATATTCTTTTCTATTTAGTTCAGAACCAGATTTTTTTCTTTTGGTGTTCTGGAACAACCTTAGATAATTTAATAGACAAAAGACCATCCTCAAAATGAACTTCTTTTACTTCAACATCGTCAGAAATGGTCCAAGCTCTTTTAAATGCTCTTGTTGCTAGTCCGTGATGAACATACTCTTTATCCGAATTGATTTCCTTATCACCATCAACAAAAAGTTTATTGTTCTCGGTATAAACAGTAATTTCATTAGACTTAAATCCTGCGAGGGCAACTTCTAAACGAAAGTCTACATTACTTTCCTTAATAACATTATATGGTGGATAGTTTGTCTCGGTTTGATGTAGAGAACCGATTCTATTAAACCATTCATCCATTCCAATTGAATACCTATCAACATCATCAAGAAATTTTTGAAGATTTGCAGTATTGTATTTTGCGAGTAAAGTCATTTTGATTTCTCCTTAAAAAGCGAGTTATTTTAAAAGGACCCTAAATTAGGCATCCTTTTCAATAGTATATATCCAAAAACATTAAAAAAGGGAGTGTTGAACTCCCTACTTTATCATTCGGTTTCCTGAACTTTTCCCTTTTTACCTATATTATACTTTTGTTCAAGTTCCCACTCACCCTTTTCTTTGTAAGGAAGAACTTTAATTTGATTAAGAGGAGCAATATCAAGTATTTTATCTTGATCAACTACTGTAATAAGTCCCCAGTCAGCAAGAAGTCTAATGATTCTATTTCTTCTTTGAATATCATTTACTGTGAGGTTAGCGTGTTTTCCATCAAGAGCAAATAACTCTTTAAAGTGCGTAATGTAATATCTACCTTGTTTATGCAAGATATGAGCACTTTGATAGAGTTTTCTTTCTTTTCTGGATGCAACTCCGATACGAGTCAAAGTTTCACGAACTTTAAGAAAGTCATCTGGTTCATTCAGAATGACTTCTACCATCATATCAGGTGTCCAATTTACCTGAGGTTCAATTGTTTGATTTGCCATTTTTTCCACCAATTTCAAGTCTTTGTTTGATAAAGTTTATCTGTTCTTTATTTAGTATTTTCAAAGCTTGTTGTGCCTTTTCATTACTATAACCATAATAACGTTTGACATAATCAAGGTCTTTGATTGTATCTTTTCGGATCCAAGGAGAAAATCTCTTCTTTTTCCTCAGACTATTTAGATAAAATGAATATTGCATATCCTTATCTAAGGAATGATTCATATTCATTTCATTGGCAAAAAGAATGCAGTCAATATGACCAGACAAACAACGATTTATAATATAAGGAGCATACTCCTTTACAAGGATCGGATCTTCTTCTAAAAGATTTTCCTTTGTAAAATTAATTGAGTTTAACCAATCTTTTAATTCCATATTACTTCCATTCACACTCACACATAACTTCAGTTAATGCTGCTAAGAGGTTAATTTCTTGGTCAGCGACGAAAGCAATTTGATACTGATACTTAGCAATAATAAGGACAGCAGCGGGAATTGAATTTGGGACCAGAGCATCATAGAGAGCATCATATACCCTCCGTAGGATAAGAGAAGAATCATTATCCAGATTGGAGACAACCCACTTACGAACTTCCGTAAAATTCTTT